GCTATGATACCTTTTAAGATAAGTTGCTTGCGAAGAACATCTAAGAAGAGTGCTGAGAACCTACGTCGTAGACGCTCAATAAACTTCTGAAACTTTAATTCATCTCTATTAATCTCTGTAGATCTACCAAGTATATTAGCACCTTGATCTTGCTCAAGCCTTGAAATAGGTACATTAAGAGATTTATATAATCTTTTCTGAAAATATAAAATATCATCTATTTGTCCAAGGTTCTCACCACCTGGTAATGTACTAATCTCAGTACCACGGCCACCTTCTTTTCTTGGTAACCAAAAATCTTCTAGCATTGACATATGCTTACGATCATCTTTCAGTCTACCAGTCGTAGCATCATATACCAACTTATTTCGGTACTGAGTCATAATCTTCTTCATATATTCTTCAGCTTTACCAGTCGGCATATTACCTACGTCGATATAGAATATACGACGTTCAGGTGCACGTGCAAGACGATAGATGACCAATGAGTCTTCCATCATTCTTAGCTGGTTTAATGGCTTCAGTGCTTTCTGAAGATATGATATAACTCTTTTACGATCTTGATCTAATAGACCGGATGTAACATAACTCACAGCATCCGTTGTAAGTTTAACACCTTGTTTAGTTTGACCTGGTTTCTCTTGGTAAATAAAGTGCTCATCAACCTTTTCAATAAGTTCAGCACCTGTAATCGGGTCTTTCTTCTTCTTAATCTCTTTTACTTTACGTATCTTCGTAGCATCAATAGGACGGATATCTTGAATACCCATTTTCATATTTGCTTCGTTAACTACGAGATGATGATAAATTCGACCGTCTACATACCACCGACGGAAGATGTCATGCCCTAGTTCATTAAACCTTAGCATTACACATATGTTTTGAAATTCTTCTGTTATATTCTTTTTTATTTTATCTGATACTTTAACATTATCCATGTTAACTGTAACAGTTGCGCCATCATTTGCAATTGATATTGATTCGTTAACAATGTCTTCAACTGCTGCATCAACTTCTGGATGCATAGCAACACCACGATATTGCTTAATCTTTAATATATTATCTTTAAATTCGTCACCGTCAATATTAACGTATTGACCAAAGTGTGATCCGGATGCAGTTACGTATCCAGCACCATCCTCATCAATAGGTGGTACAATAGAATCCATCTGATTCTTTTTAGAAACCTTGTCTTGTTTCCTACGTATTTCAAATCCAAATAATGTAAATCCGTTATTCTCTGCCATGTTCTCTTCCACAAAAAATAGTTTAGCAAAGGGCCTTTCGGCCCTTCACGTTTATTTATAACTTCTTACGAAGTGGTATTTGACTCCCAATACTGAATCGTGAAGGTCGTAACGAACTCTTCAATTGCTCCAGTGTTGTCATAGTTAAGCTCTATTTCTCCAACTTCAGTAGGAAAAGATCCTCTGAAATCATATCGCTTGACTGTTGTGCCATCTCTATCTAATTGTTCTACAATTAAGTCGGCCTGATAATCAGTAGGATTTACGAGACCAACATTGGTCGTATGTCCATTGATACCATTCATCCATCTTTCCATTGCATCACGTACATTAAAATCAGTATCGTTAATTACTGTTACTGTCCATGGTGCAAACGTACGTTCGCCAGCTATTTGTAACTGGCGGCCGCGGAAAGCAATCGGTACAGGTTCAATAGTTGACGCCGGTAATTGAGCACCCTTACACATAAAGGATGTCATTTCAACGTCACCAGCTGCATAGCCTGGAAAGTTAATTGTAGCTTTAAATAAATTAGAGCGAGCGCCACCACCACGTAGTTTTGCTTTAAAATCATCTACTCCTAGAATAGCCATTTTGTTTTCTCCTTACCGCTACTATATGCCAACTACTTCTTCGAAGTCAGCACCCGTTCGAGTCGCAACAAAATTCAATGTGATGAAGTTTATTGAGCGTGCTGGCTTGATGAAGATCGTAGCCACAAATTCATTTCTGTCAATTACTGAAGCGGTATTGTTTGACTCATCGCAGACTACTTTAAAGTCTGTGAGGCCACGTCGACCCTTTACTTCTCGAAGTAGAGGTTCTACGTTATTTACAAATTCGGCTCGAGTAAACTCGTCGTTTAGTTCAAAGAGAGAAGCTTTAGCGAATTCACCGATTGCTTTTTCTAATGATGTAAACAATCTACGAACATTAATACGATCAAATGCTGATGGTCTGTTCATATGTGTTTTATCACCATAGAGCATTACTCCTTGTCCAGGAATATTTGCAATTGGATTAATCGCAGCTTTATAGAGTGTATCTCTTTGAGCTTTTGTTGGTGAGTAAGCTAATGAGGTAATACCTAAATAATTGCCACGTCTTGTTCCAGCAGGTGATACCCATGGAGCAGCATTGTTATCTGTTGCGGCCATGATACCAGCTGTTGAAGAAGCAGCGGGAATATGAATGTATTTGTCATTGTACTTATCATATACCTTTAAGAAGTTGTTGTCAACTACTAGGTATGATCCATATGTAAAATCTTTTGCAGTCGTTGTTGTATTTGTTACCATTGTAGCAGGATTTGCTACTCCTACAACATCACTCCTTGCGGGTGAACCTACTGCTATACAATCTTTACGCGCAACCGCTGTTGCCGTAATATCATTTACAACCGTTACATGATCAGACCTTGCTGACATGCCCGCTGTAAAGAGAATATCCAGTGCAACTGTATCTTCGTCTTCTAGTTGATCGAATGCTGTCGCTAATGTTCCGGCTGTGTTTGCGTTTTGATTGACACCACCTGCTAAGTCTATAGTCAAGACCGCTGCTGGAGTTGTCAAGTAGTTTTTACCACTTGCAAGTGCTGATCCAGCGTCTGCATCGAATCTACTTCCTGCAGTTCCAAATCCAGCCATCCATACATAAGCTGATCCTGCATTAACTACATTTAAGATATAGTTAGTAGATCCATCTGGCGTTTTTGCGTTTGTTGCTAACGATACATGTGGGAAAGTTTCTAAAACTCCTCCGTTAGGACCAAAGTTTCCGTTAACATCTACAACTGCAACGTGTACTTCGTCATTAGTTGCAGACGCAGCTGTAGCTTGAGTCGATGTTCCGGGAAATGTATCGAAATCTGATTTATATGCCCAACCATTAAAGGTTGTCTCATCTGCTGGACATACTGAAATTGTTAAACCAGTACCCAGCGCACCAGGATACTTTGCTACGAAAGTATGCTTTGCGGTCGCGAGTGTTGATTCTTGTGCGTCCCAGTCTGTTTGATTTCCAACTGCCGGGGCTGCTCCTGCAGAGTCTGCGTCATAAGCATTCTTTGCATTTGCGTCTGTTGTCCGTACAACTTTCATGTTATCAGCATATCTTAGAAAGTATGCTGCGCTATGAAATTCTACGGAGTTTGTATCGTCAGGTGCGGCAAAAGTTCCTACTAGTTCTGTTTCTGTTGCAACAGTCATAGGTACTCCCACTGGTCCCCAACGAAAATCACCTACCGTACCACCGATTGTAGTACTAGCTGTACGAATACTTGTGCTAGCATCAATCTCTTTGATTACTACGGCAGGACTTGATGAAGGTACTCCAAGTGCCATGTGTTTTTTCCTTTTTAAATAATAAGATCTGTCATAATACGGCGGGTTTTCACTATGTTCTTATTTATAACATATTAAAAGTCTAGATCTGGCCGCGGTTGTATCTGCCATCCAGCTCTTTCATCTTCTATTGCAAGAGGTACGTTAGGTAAACCATCATCTATAATTCCAAATGGTAGTACATCGGCTTCTATCTCTTTCATTCTTTGGTCAAATAACATTTCTTTTAGATTAATATCTGTTAGTTCACCAAAGTATGTTGTACCTGCAAAATAACCAAACAGCACTAGATTCATTACTAAATCATCATGGTTGCCTGATGATGCCTCATATGATTGTCCTTTAGATTCAAACGTAGATATTTCTAAAATTGTTTGCTGATCTACAATCTCTATCTTATTATTTTCTAATAGATCTTTGAATGATGAACAACCAATACGTTTGACTTTACGTGTCATCTCAATACCAAGACCACTTGACTTAACAGCCGACTCAACATGAAAGTTCTCATATTCTAAATCGTGGTATAATCCGTTACATACAACCTGACCGGCATCATTTGCCTCTACAACCACATAAGCATTGTTGTAGGCTTTTGCAAATTTATAAATAAAATCAGGGAAGAGAATAGGCGAGATAAGGTTATTGCGATAAACAGCTACCTGTTTAAAAGGCCTCGTGCTAATGTCGACTACGTTAAAAGTACTATAGTCCTGGCCTCTTCCCTTCGCAACATCTACCACAACAACATATTCATGTTTAGGTACAACCTCCTCATATATTAGTGCATCACCTTTAACTTGTATCGGGTCCTTTGCTCGTAAACCCATAAGTGTTTCTGCATTAATAAGTGTATCGCCTGTACCAAAGAACGTATTACCAAACTCCTGATCGAATTGTAATCGAGAAGTATTGGCAATAGTTTCTTCTTTCCACTTATCATCACGCCCGGGTACGTCCCACCAATCAACTCTGAATGGTTGAAAGTTATTTGTTTTTTGTTGTGCTCCCTCCCAAATTTTATGGAAGACATTACCTATACCATTAGCGGTAGAAGTAA